AACCCAACTGGTCTTTTTTGGCGTCCTGTGGGACGTTGAAATCAGCTTCCACCACGTTCCCGAAGACCGCGACACCAATCTGGCCGAGGAATTTGACGTCAGAGAGGTGATCTTGATCGGTCACCACGACAACATCAGCCGCGGCAAGTTCGGGCAATCCAACTACCTGGGCAAAAAGATCGATCACACCGAGCTGACCGAAGCCGAGTTTGAGTCGATCTCCGACGCCATCCGCGCAGCCCGCGACGAGGCGCTGGCATGAAGCGCCAGCCCGTCTGGCCGCTGATCGTGGCCCTCATCGCCGTCTACCTCATCGCCGCCGCCATTGAGCCGTGCGACGGCCACAGTTGTGACGCGGAGGTGTCCGATGTTCGGTAGCGCATGGGACGACGACGACAGCTGGTGGCATCAGCAAGACTTGGAGTTGCAGAAGCGCGAGGAGGCCGAGCGCATCGACCGATGCAACCGGGCGCTGGCCGAACTCGACGCGATCATCCACGACGAACTCACCAAGATTTACAGGAGCATCCAATGAGCGACCTGCTCAAAATCAACGTCAACGACCACACCGAGCGCAAGGGCAACCTGACGTACCTGTCATGGGCATGGGCATGGGCCGAGGTGCTGAAGATCGACCCCACCGCCCGCCACACCGTCCATGAGTGGGCCAACCTCCCGGTGTGCTACCTGAAGAACGGCACGGCGATGGTCAAGGTGTCGGTCGAGATCAAGGGCGACATCAAGACCTGCCTGCTGCCCGTGATGGACAACAGGAACCGCAGCATCGTCGATCCCGACTCGTTTGCCGTCAACACCGCGATCATGCGGTGCCTGACCAAGTGCATCGCGCTGTTTGGTCTCGGCCTCTACATCTTTGCGGGTGAAGACCTGCCCGAGGGCGAAAAGCCGGAGCCAGACCCGGAGGTGCTGGCGCAGATCGCCGGGTGCGCCGACGTCGCCGCCCTGACCGCCCTGTTCAAGTCGCTGGCGGTTGAAGCCCGCCAGTTGCACATGGACGCTTTCACCGCTCGGAAGAAGGAGTTCGGCTAATGGATCAGCGCACAGACGAATGGTTCGCCGCCCGTTTGGGCAAAGTCACCGCGAGCCGCGTGGCTGACGTTGTGGCCCGCACCAAGAGCGGCTATAGCGCCAGCCGCGAGAACTACATGGCCGACCTCATCGTGGAGCGGCTGACCGGCCAGAAGGCATCTTCGTTCAGCAACGCCGCGATGGAGTGGGGCGTCGAGCAGGAGCCGCACGCTCGAGCCGCCTACAGCGCCCGCACGGGCGAGTTGCTCGAGGAGGTGGGGTTCATCGATCACGCATCGATTGCGATGGCCGGGGCGTCCCCTGACGGCCGCATCGGCGGTCACAACCTCGTCGAGTTCAAGTGTCCCAACACGGCCACCCACCTCGAATACCTGCTTGCCGTAAAGCCGCCGGAAAAGCACGTGGCCCAGATGCAATGGCAGATGGCCTGCGCAGGGGCCGAGTGGTGCGATTTCGTGTCTTACGACCCGCGACTGCCCGAGAACCTGCAAATGCTCATTGTGCGGGTGCCGCGTGACGCTGCCCGGATCGCCGAACTTGAGGGCGAAGTGATTAAGTTTTTGTCCGAGTTGGAATCGAAGATCATCAAACTGAAGGAGCTGAAACTGTGAATTACGATCCGAACATGCGCGGCGTTTTGTTCAAGAACGACAAGAAGGGCAACAAGAAGCGCCCGGACTACCGCGGCAATTGCGTCATCAACAACGTGGATTTCAACGTGTCGGGCTGGATTCAAGCCAGCAAGAAGACCGGCGACAAGTTCATGTCGCTCAAGTTTGAGCCGAAGGGCGAGGGCCGGCTGTCCCGCGACGGTGAGCCGCAGCGCACACAGGACAGGTCGCCGCCGCAAAAAGCCCAGGTGCTGACCGAAGACAACTGGCACGACGACAAAATCCCGTTCTGATGAATCGCATCTTCCCCAAAGGCACCACCCCTGACCAGATCGCTTCGGCGGTCTTGGTCATGGTGCGGTGGCTCGACCCAGCGAAGTCGTGGAAGGTCACGCTCGAGGAGTTCAAGCCGCGTCGGTCGTTGGCCCAGAACGCTTTCCTCTTTGGAGTCGTATACCCGTCCTTCATCGAGGGGGCCGGGGAAGCCCTGCGAGGCTGGGAAAAAAACGACCTGCACGAGTTCATGATTGGAGAATGGGCAGGCTTTGAAACCCTCACGCTTGGCGGCAAGACCATCCACAAGCCGATCCGACGCTCGTCCCAGCTCAACAAGCAGGATTTCAGCGACTACCTCGAGTTCCTATCCCGCCGCGCCGCAGAGCTCGGCATCGTGATACCCGAACCGTCCTATGGAGACACACCATGACGCAGACCGAACAGATCCGCGCTCACCTGCAATCCGGTCGGGACATTACCCCCCGGGACGCGCTCGACCAGTACGGGTGCTTGCGCCTTGCCGCCCGCATCGCCGAGCTGCGCACCGCCGGGCTGCCGATTGAGACGGTGACCGAGCGCCGTGGCCGCAAGGCCTGGGCGCGGTACCGGATCATCGGTGCCGTTCAGTTGGGGTTGTTTTGAACCTCCGTGCCGAAGCCCGAGGCCGCGGCTGCATGGTGCGCATCCCGGAAGTGTGCAACCACAACTCCGAGACGGTCGTCCTGGCACACATCCGCATGGCCGGGGTCTCCGGCATGGGGATGAAGGCCGACGACCTGCTCGGGTGTTGGGCCTGCTCGGCCTGCCACGACACCATCGATCGCCGCGCCCATACCGACCTCGACCGCGACTATGTGCGCTTGGCGCATCTTGAGGGCATGGTACGCACAATCGCTCAACTGCGGAAAGAGGGGAAGGTTTAAGCCCCGTTGTTCGACCGCGCTATTTCTAGCCACAATGCCAACGCGCCGTCATAAATTAGCGTGATGGTGTCGTACTGATTATCCAGCACCATATCCGATCCTGCGGTCTTGATGTTGCCGGTGGACTTCACGGTAATCGTGACCGAATCGCTGGCCGCTCGCAGGACAAGGAAGTGCCCCTGCGTGGCCGCTGTGATGTTGGTCAGATCGTCAGCCGCGCCGCCCTCGCCCGCAAGCAGGTGATAGTTGCGGGTCGCCGTGACCGCGCCCGAGGCAATCGTCAGCGTGCTGCTGTCGCAGCAAATCGCGCCGACAAAGTAAGACGGGGCCGTGCCAGCGCTGTAAAAGTTCCATCGGCCAGACCCCGACGGCATCTGCGAGAAGAACGCATAGTTCGTGGTCGCGCCGATGAGGTTGCTGTCAATGGCGAAGCCGTACTGCGTTGTCGGTGCCGTGCGAGACCCGCCCGTTACCGTGCCTTGCGTCGACCAGTAATGGATGTACGAGCCGAGCGTAAACGCAGCATCTTGCGTGGCCGCGCCCGTGCGATAAGCCACGTAATCCGTGGTGGTGCTTGGAATAGTTCCGGCGTTAACCGCAGAGTAAGTTGCGCCAATATTGGAAGGCAACGTTCCGCCGATGTTGAATTTAACGTAGGCCGGAACCGTGCCGCCGAGCTGCAACTGCCCGTCGACGGACAACAGGCCAGTCACCGTTTTGGTGGTGCCGGACGTTACGCCGAACAGTTCCTCACTCCATGTCGTGCCACCGTTCGGGCTGAAGAACACGTTTTCAACGGCATTGGTCGCGCCGTCCGTGACGGTAACGCGGACGTTGCGATTGGTCGGCGTTAGCGGCGCCGTGTCATTCGGGCCAGCCAGCGCCTCAACCAACGCATAATTGCCTGAACCCCACGCGGGCGCGTTGGTTGCGGTGACGGCGTCGGTGAGGATGTTGAACCGGCAACCGGGGACGAGGGCGTTGAAGTTGAATACGGCTTCTGGAAGTAAGTCTCGAAAGTTGGCATTGTCCCGCATGAGAAATGCCTTCACCTCCCCGACTCGGTTGCCACTCAAGTTCCAGAACAAGAGGTTGGCTGAAGTTGGTGCAAGGGTGTTGGTAATGTCGGTCAGCTCGTAGTCGAGCTTCGCAGCGAGCGAGCCGACGGTGTACCCGGTGTAACCGAAGGCATAGCAGTTCATCGGGCCGGTGATGCCACGCAGCACCACCCGCGTCCCTGCGGTCTTGCCGTTGATCTGCTCCATGTCGGTCTCGAGGATGGAGCGGGTAAATACCGTCGTGGACAGCGTGCCAAAGGTCTCGATGGTTAAATCTTCAACGACCGTTTCGGAGTACGCCGAAGTGGATTCCTGCGTCAACAACACAAGGTTTCGCATATCAACTTCGGTCTTAAGCGAACCTCCAGACATACGACTGGCTTGCGGCAAATTGGAGACTCTCTGCTGAAACGAGACCGGAATGTGGCTAGTGCCGAGCGGGCTAGTAGCCCCGTTCTTGCGGTACTCAAACGTAGGATTGACCAACACGCCGTTGCCAGACTGAAAGTCTACGTCGTGGCCGTTGACGATCGAGACATGGTACTGGCGCTTGAAGTACGGGTTGTTAACCACCGTATCCGAGCATTGCGATTTGATGCTGCGGCCTTGGCAGTCAATAAACGTGCCGCCTTCAATCGTGGCCTTGCCAAGCGTCTGCACGGCAGGTGACGCAGCATTGTTGACGCCAAACACCTTGATGCCGTCGGCGTCCACGCCTGCGGTGCCATTGGGACACAATACGTTTTCAATGTAAGGCTTGCTGACCAAGCACTCACCCGCAAAGTCGGTGATCGCAATGCCGTAACAGGCACCGCCAGACGTATTCGTGCGCGAGACATTGATGATGCGCGGCGAGATCATCGAGATCACCGCGAACCGGCCAGAGATCACAATGCCGCCGTTTTCGTAGGTCGCTGCTGCGTCGTTGGCCTTCGCGTCGTTGACCGTGACCTGCGAGGTGAAGTTGATTGACCCGCTCAACGAGGCCGACGCGGTATAAATGTCGAGGCCGACCGCCGCCTTGTTGTTGCAGTTGATCGTCAGCGGGCCACCGGAGATTGAGACATCGGTCGATGCGTTACAGCCGAAAAACAGCACCTGCCGGAATGCCGTGGCACTCGCTGATACGTTGATCGTTACCGAGCCGTTGCAGAAAATATGCAACGCCCCTGACGCGACGTTCGCATTCAAGCCGATGTAATCGCTGATGAGATAGGTTCCCTTCAGGATCACCGCCAAGTTTCGCGGGATCGCGTAGCCGAAGGCAGAGCGCAAAGCGACCGTGTCATCTGTCGTGCCGTTTCCGGCCGCACCATAATCGGCAGGATCGACAAAGCCAGACGTCGGAGCATTGGCAACGGTCGGTTCTCCGGTCGAGGTAAACGCCAGCACCTTGCTTGCTCGCGTGACGGACGATGGCAGCGTGAGATTGAGCGACGCGGAATCTGAAGCCGGCACTCGAAGCGCACGATCCGTCACCTCGTCGATCTGCTGCGCAATCATCGTGAGCTTGTCGATCGTCTGCTCGAGCGAGTCGGCAGGCAAGCGATCGTTCGGCAGGAAGTCTGTCCCCTGCGTGAGCGGCACATTGCGCGTAATCAACAGGCTTGACCCCGATGACGGGGCCACCGTCATTGTGACCGTGCCACCGGACTGCACGCCCGCACCCGTCACACTGTAGTTCGTGCTCAGTACCTGCGTTGTCTCAATGCCCGAGGAGTTGCGCAGCACGACCAAAAGGTGAGCGTCTGCAAGGAAGTAAAAAGGGACGGCAAAGGAAACCGTAGTGCCATTGCCAGAGTAGCTCACGCGAGCGGTCGTCGATGATACGGTCATGCTAGGTCTCCGTTACTGGGGCGGTGCGCCGCCGATGAGTGCGACAGGGTTCTGCGTGCGGCCTTCGCTCATCGCCACCACGCCGTCGATTGTACGATTGATCTGCGCCGAAGGCAGGTGCAGGGCAATGCCGGCCACGTTCACGCCAGTGCGCACCATAGCGCGATCAAGCTCGCCCTGGTTGGCCTGCTGCGCGAACTTGTTCAGCTCGTTGAAGAGTCGCAAACCGGCCGGGCCGTTGTAGCCGAGACCGCCCGAGGTCGAGAGACCGAGAGCGATCTGCGCAGCGCCAGCCGCCTCACGCACGCCGACCATGGTGCCGAAGAGAAACGAAACTTGTTCGGCCGCAAGCTTCGTTGCAATCTCTTCCTCGTCGTCCTCGTCGCCGATCTTGAATGCGTCCTTGATGAACATTCCCATCACGGCCGGCACCGAGTAGATCAGGAAAAGGTCGGTTGCAAGCCTTGAGATCTGGGCAGGGCTGCGAGGGTTCGTGCCGCGAATGCGCTCAACACCGAGGTTGTATGCCGTGTTGAAGAACCCATAAAACACGGTGAAGAGCTTCACGAACTCCCCGCCACGCTGGATGGCCGCAAGATCCTTCGCCTGTCCACCGCCCTGCGATGCGAGCACCGCTTGGTCGGCGATTTGGATAGAGGTGTCCTCGTCAAAGCCCTCGGTCTGCGCCTTCTGGTACGCGCCCCACCATGTCGGAATGTCGACGGTCATCTGGATCGCCGTCATCGGCAGGAACATCGCAGCGTCGATGAACTGCCGGGTTTCCGTCTGCCCTCGCAGGTTGTTCCGCAGGTCATTCAATTCGCGGTTCTGGGTGCGCTTGCGGTTCTGCATGAACACGGACTTCTCAAGCACCGTCGTCGCGAGCTTCACCGGGTTCTTCGCAAACTCGGCCACGCCCTGCGCGACGTACCGTGGCCCGACCCTCACAATCGACTGCGTAAGGCCGAGCGGCTGCATGATCGCGTTCACCAGGTTGAAGCCGAGACCGGCCACCATCGAGCCGATACGGATATGCCGCAGCGGCTTATCGAGGGCATGCGGGTTCGTCGCCTCACCGGCCGCGATCGCCTCCACCGCGGTACGCAACTGGCTCACCATCTCGGAGCCGTACCGCTCGCGAATCGTCGGGTCGATAGCACGCAGGATGCGGTTGGCGTCGATGAGCCATTCCTTGTATGCAAGGTAATGCACGACGTCGGTCAGCCCGTTAAAGGTCGCATCCATCGTCA